CTCAGCCGTTTCCGCTGCTTCTTTAGCGGCTCGGTCGATCTCTTTCTGACGTGTTACAGGGTTTAGCCAAATGGCGTTTGCATAGGCATCCTCCAAAGAGTAACCAGAGTTAATCAGCGGTACGATTTGCTCTGATACTTCATCGAAGAATTCATGCTCTGGATCTGAAGCAAATGCTTCAACATCTTTTTCTACGCGCTCGCGGGCTTCCTGTTGGGTCGCCTGTTGGGCCGCAGTTAAATGACTTTCAAGGCTGTTTACCTTGTCTTGAACAGCTTTTAGGGCAGGGTCAATTTTTGGTGTTTCCCCATCCATAGATAGCCCGTAACTCTGGGCAATCTGGTTAATTAGATCTTTCTTGCCTGCCTCATCAGCAGTTGATAAACGATAGTGCGCGTTCATCAAGTTACGGACCATGACGCTTTCGTCAATGTTCTGAGACTTTAGCATTTCAGAATAGGGAGACATGACATCTCGCATAGTCCTGCCAAGATTCGCGTCCCCCCGGTCCTTCTCAAGACCCTCGTGCATCTGTTGCTCGCGTTGCTCAATGTAATCTTGGACCGCTGGGTCTACACCATTCCAAAACTCATGCATCTCCTTGCGCCATGACTGCGGGGCTGCGCGGGGCTTAACCTCTTCTGTTTCTTCAGGCTCTGCCTTTACTTCTTCTTCAGTCTCCTCTGCGACTGCTTCTGTAGTTTCTTCAGAAACATCTTCTGTAGTCTCTTCCTCTGGTTCCTTCCCAAATAGATCCGAACTGATCGAATCCATTGCTGCATCCATATCAATTTCCGAACCGCTGTCAGCGTTTTCGTCCATCTTTAAATCCTCGTATATTCACAATCGGCACCGGAGGTTAATTCTTCGGCAAGTTTTTCCTTCTTTCGAGCGGGCATTTTCTCGATTTCACCCTCAACAGTCTCATCCATAGCCTTTTCCAGCTTGGCGTCCTCTGTCTCCATATGCTGAGTGATGTTCTTCCTCATGCTGGGCTCGTAATCAACACACCCAGTTTCTGCCATGTCCTGACGACGTTCCTTGTAGGAAGTAATCACCTTCCCGGAGGCTGGAGAGACGTATCGGTCCCATGGCTGCATGTCACAATTGACCATGGTTGGCATGATCTTCCTATAAGCCGTCAAACCACACTTACAGGTTTGAGGTTTACGGTAGTCTGCTAGTTTTAGGAATCTGTCAAATTGATGCCCGTTGGTGCAGGAGTAAGTATATAAAGGCATATCAGGTCAATATCGCCATGTAATCAATGAATAAATCATGTGTATTATTTCCAGTGATCGGGTGGATGAAATTTATCTGCGCGGCTCCGCCAGATATATAATTTGATCCGTCAGGAATTAAAATAGTTCTGTAGTTGTAATCAGGATTAGAAGAGTCATCAAGACGAATAATGATATCTTCAGCCACAGTTTCGTAATTATGTAAACTCACATTTACCTGATGGGCCGAAGACCCCTCGTAATACGCCCTCAGAACAACGCCTCTGATTGCCGTGACATTCGTAAAATTTACACTCAAATCCATGCCGGGAGCCCCAGTTACTTCATCCCAGGTAAGAGCGTTCCCATCGAAAGGCGTTTGTATATCACTAACAGGCGTTACGGCTGCTGATCCATTATTATCGTACATATCGTTTGCGACAATATATCCATCCTTATCCTGCCAGCTCGCTCCACCAGCACCATCAGCAGTTAAAACCTGACCATCAGTCGCTGACTCAGAATCTATGTCTGACGCTGTGACTGTTACAAGATATTCTCTATTTAGCCTATATCCTTCTTTCAGCCGTTTCTTTGCCATTATGCCGCTTTTTTGCTATTAGCCACTTTCATGCGGCTTTCGTGCTTGTCCATCATCGACCTAACATCTGATTTGTGCCTTTCCAGCATGGTCTTCAGAGAAGCTTCCATCTCCATCTGATTGGTGTTCTGCTTGAGATTAGCTAGGTCCTCTCTGTGCTTTTGTTCCAATTTCGCAAGTTGCTTGGCAAAATCAAGTTGCATCTTCTCAGCTTTGAGACGATTTGACTCTTGCATAAGCTTTTCTTCAGCCTGCTTCTTTTCCTGAGCAAACTTTTGTTGAGCCTGCTGGAACTCTTTAACAGCTTTTTCCTGTTCAGGATTCTGTTGAGGTTTGGGTTCAGACATCTTTCCAAGCTCATCTTCAACATCCCTTCCAAACCTATATCTTTTGACGATAGCCAGCATCATGGATTTGGCGGCAGGGAACGGCATTACACCTTTTTCAATGAGCGGACCCATGCCATTCATAAATTGAGCCATAGCGTTCATGAACTCGCCCACTAGCTGCTTGTCTTCAGTCGCTTCGACATCAACCGTGGAATTGGTCTCCATGTCGATTCTGTAACTGCGGGAATACTTATCCTTTAAAATGCCTAGAACAGCACCCCAACTGGGCTTTTGAAGGACTTGCATCGCCTGCTGGATAGATGGGTCCTGTGGGTTCATCTGGTTAATTCGAGCAATCTCTACGATCCTCTTGGCCTGCTCAACCTCTTCTGTCAAAGCATAGGGAAGGCCTGTCATCTTTGCCCAAGTCTGTTCAGAGAACTTCTTCACTGCGATGTCTAACATTAATCGCATTGTGTCTAGAGCGTACCTTTGAACCTCTTTCTGGGGTCTTTTCAGCCTCATGGAGCCCCAAGCTTCCTTGATCTTTTGGGCACCTAAAGTCTCTGAAGCTTTAGATTGACCTCTAACAATGTCAGAGATTCCAGTAATTTCGTAAATGACCTGCTTGCAAGATTCTCTAGCGATCATCAACTGCTGAGCTACAGCGACCAATTCAGCGATTGGGAGGAGCCAGATACTATCTTTTAAGCTTTGATCCGCTAAAGTTGATGCCTTATCCGTTGGAATGAGGGCGTTGTCCTCTTCCTTGAATATCTTCTCTATCTCTTCACCAAGAGCCCCATCGTAGCAACCACGGACCTTGATAGCCTCAATGACCCGATTTAACCGGCCCTGTATTCGGTTTAACTCTTTTGCTTGGTTCTCATAGATCGTATAAAGAGCTGTCGGCAGGAGATCATTGGACTTAGCGACAAATTGAAGAGGTTTTGGGCAGTTAAAGAATCCAGTCAACTCTAATGGATCGTCATCGACCTTTAAATAGCCATCTTTGTACTGATGACTGAGATATTTGATCTTTCGGTCGTCTTTATCCCAGATTTGGTATATTTGGGTCGTCTTTCTGTACCCCTTATCCTTGTTTTCATCCTTGTTGTATTCGTCTTCGTCGTCCTTTTCTTCGCCTTCGATGAATGTCAGTTTATTGACGTTATCAGGGAATAGACGAATAGCTTCTTCCTTGTCCAAATACTCCTCATAGGCTACCCAGCGGACTTTTGACCACTTCTGCGCGTATCCGAAGAGAACCCGGTCCCACTTCCTCGAATCGGTACAGACTGTCTCCCAACCATCATCAGAGTCATATTTGACTGCTGTTACTCCCCTTCCAGGAAGGAGTGCGTCTACAGTAGCATCTGACATAGAGCCTTCAAACTTATCGTAACCATCTACGTCTGTATCAATAAGGTACTCGAGGACCCTCTGAGCGGCCTCTGAGACGACTTTCCCCATGGGGTCTTCGTCTTTGTACCTTCTCGTTACGACAGGTCGCGGAACCTCCGAGAAAAGCGCAGGCAGCGATGTATCTGTGTTTGAGTAGAGAATATTGAACGGAGTCGGTTTCTCGTTCGCGTAGATTTCAAGAATCTCACGACCTTTCTGGCGGAAGTCCTTCTCTCGCTTCTTCGAGTCTTTAATTTCATCCAACCACTCGCTAATACTCAAATCAGCCATTTTTAATAACCATCAGATTGCTCAAGTCGCTTCTTCCTAAAGTGTTCTTTCTTCATGGCACCGAAATTCATCGAAGTGATATTACCTTGTTGGAATTTCTGGCTCTGTGTCAGTGATGGCGCTTGGGCCTTGGACTGTCTCCACGTTAGAGAGAGATACCGCCAAGCATCAGCAGCGTGACTATGCTCATCGTGAACCGGAGTTGAGGAAAAGACCTTCTTGACCTCATCGTAGGCCCTACGGTAGCTTTTGAGGTGTTCTACTCCGATATCACACTTATCTTTGTCAAAATAACACCGTGGGAAGGTCGCATTACCTGCCTGAATTCCGTCTTCAATTGACAGATTAGGGACTAAGGCGAAATTCCCCACATCTTCCTCAAGAAACTGCTGGAGGATGGACTTACCCCCCATTCCGAGTCTTTTTGGCTTCGCGTCATGAGGAACCCAGTGCATTCCGTAGTTGTAGCCTTTATCTCGGAGCATTTGGGCGTAAAATGGGATTTCCTTGAAGTTATTCTCATAGAAATCAATAATTCTCAGCTCATTTGCAATGACTTGGTAGAACCAGACAGAGGTATCATCGTCCCTTCCAAGATCCCAAGCAGTGAAGACCGGGAATTCAGGGTCATATGCAATTTCCTGAATCCTTCCCTCTATTGTCACTTTTGTCAGGGCTTCAGCCCATATCGCACCCGGTAAAGCAGCTTCAAAGCTGACGTAATACTCTTGAAGCCAAATAGCCTTACCGTATGCATCACCGTGCTCTGACTGAAGTTCCTTCAGTTCGTTCAACAACTGTTCATTACTGAAGATCCCAGTATCGTCCACAGTCAATCTCTGAGAAAACCAGTCTTCAGAGTGCTCGGCAAAGTCGATCATCTTCTTGAAATGATTCTTGCCACGAGGGGTGGAATTGAAAATGGCCCAACCCCCGTTTTCCAGCATGATTGGTCGGAGGAAGCCCCATGCTGAAGGATTACTTAGAGCGTACTCTGAAAAAGTCAATCCTATAGGGGGTGAACCGACTAACGCGTCATAATTGTCTGAGCCCATCAACTGCCATGTTGAACCGTTTTTGAACTCGATGAACATCTCATTATCGAGCGTTTTCTCTCTAATTTCTCTTGGAAAGGCTTCGTCTATCCTTTTAAGACCAGTTCCAGGGTTTATTGCGTTCCAAATGGCCTTTCGGCACTGATTGTAGAGGGGGAGCATGTACCAATAATTCCCCACCCTCTCAAACGCAGAACAGGAATTGTGATGGAGCATGACATCATCTTTACCACTTCGCCGATGCCAGCAACAAGCTGCCCTTTTCCCCCCTTGCGCTAAATAATTCCATAATGGCACCTGATATTGTCTAGGATGCCAATTATTCGGGAGGGAGATTTTCACTAGGTATCCGCAGCAGTTATAGTTCCAGTCTCAGCCCCTATCGACGTACAAAACGATCCTTTATTTAACGTCCCAGCGGACTGAACAAGTGAATTAGTTGTTCCTTTAACTCTTGTCCCACTGCGTAAACTGACTGTGCTACCTGCATTTGTACATTCAACGCCTGACGTAACCCCTGTCACATCAGAATTAACTATATTAACATCTGCTCCTTGAGCTGATACCCCTTTTGCCGTTGTGCCAACAGATGTAATCCTGCTATTGGCTATATTGACTGTAGCAGTAGCTGTCTTTGCTTCGATAGCAGTAAAACTCGTTTCATCACATTCGAGAGTCAATCCATCAACATTTAAAATAGAATTTGTTGCCTGCGAGTTGAGGATGGTAGTCCCTAGCCTGATCCCTACAAGCCCACCAAAACTTGCGCCCCCAGAGCCAGCCGCCCATCTCATCTTCACCGACTGAATAGATACAGTCGCCTCTCTTGGGATAACCAGGAGACAGGGCTCAATCGTTCCAGCGCTATAATTCCAATCTGGAATTTTCTCGAAAACACTGTTTCGGAAAATCACTTGTGTCTCTGCTGCCGTTCTCGTATCCGCATTGATAGTATCCCTGAATGTACCACCAACACTAATGTCCATGTTGTCGTAAATAGTTCTACCATTGGGCATCATCGGCCAATTGCCAGCACCGCCAGCATGTGTTCTATCATAATTACCCTGCTGTATTCTGACATTGCTAAATTGCAAGTCACCACCAGCCCAATAGTCAGAAAATGGATTTTGCCCTGCCATACTGTCTAACGCCCCCCATGCCTCCGTTGGGCCTATCGTCAAATTTGCAATGTAGTTTTCCCCCCAGGACCCAAGAGGATATGACGGAGAACTTGCATTTTCAGACAATATGCAAGCATTCCTATCAACCCCAACTATATCAAACCCAGGCTCTAACGGGATTGTTTCGGCATATTCACCAGGATAGAGTAAAATGGTCTTTCGGGTGATACGGGCTAAAGTGAAAGAAGCGGCCCCCGCTGGCCCATCTTCGTATAACACTGCCTCAGTATCTGAGTTGACATGCTTGATCTTGTACCAGCGACTATCGCCTAACTTAATCAGGTCTCCAAGGAACATCCCTTCGTCGCCATTCCCGCCGCCAATAGCAACATCCTTCTCCCAGTTCGTCCCGGTCCCTGTAATAGTCGCGCCTGATACGCTAACGGATTTGTCTACCTCATTGCGCTCAACAATAGTCGTTCCGGTGTTTTCTGTAACCGCATCAGTTATTGTTGAAAACTGCCCCCCAATTCCAACAGTAACAGAGTTGAAAGCGTTGACAATAGTGACCGGGTTGCATCCAGAAGACACTGCCGTTACAGGATTAAGCATATTAGTCGCCTAGAGCGTTAGGGTCGCAAGGGCCAGCGTTTAAAGCGAACAAAATCTGACCGTTTTCAGTCGCTGCTCCACCGGCGGGAAGTGTCCTAACCCACATCGAACGACCAGCATACTTCTGTATGCCAACACAGTAATGTGCGTTATATGTCCCATCAATAGTAACGGAATTGGTAATGGTGTAAACCTGAAGCGTGTTGGCCGAATCTCCAGCCGCCTGGATATCTTCTGCTGATGCCATGTCGTCTCTCCTGATAAGTTAATAAATACTACGCACCGTATAAATTTAGGATGCCAATTATTCGGGAGGGATATTTTCACGAAATTGAATTAACACCAATAACTCCGGCAATCGTCGATGCTGTACCGGTATAATTAGCATTCGTCACATAGCGAACCCCTGCCCCCGCATTTTCAAAGGGCCCGTATAGTGTGCAGGCATCAGCATCGAGGATAAGAGAAACCGAAGCAACG